AATAGCGCATCTACCGACGATTCTCTCACCGATTCCACTATCTCGCTAGGATGATTAGCTTTTACCCAATCGACGAACTTCCTATCGTTCTTAATGACCCACTTAAACTTTGGCTTACTGGTTGTCACATAGGCAATAGTTTCGCCATCTAACTCAGCCTTTACCCTATCTGCCCCAATGCCATCCATCTCATTTTGCAGTTGGGCTCGTAGCTGGTCTTTAACTCGCTTTGCTTCGTCGGCTATTAGGCTTACTGCCGCTAGCTTCAGACTGGTTTCCTTTATGCTCATTTCGTTTCCTCTCCCGATATAGTCTCATTTCCAAAGACTCCAGGCTAATCCCACAATCTTTAGCAATGAATTCCTTACTGAATCCCCAGTCGAGCAACTGGTGAATGTATTTGAGAGAATGGGGTCGTTTAGATGCTCCACCAGCCGCCATAACGCGCCCCATTCTTTTTAATGTAATCTCTGTTTAACTTGTTTTGCTTTTCCCAATCCGGCTCGCAAGTCGGTTGGTTGCAATATGGGCAGATTGAAGCGTTTACATATTCGTAAATATGCCGACACTTTATTTCTTCCCGGCCCATCCATCTCCCTTGAATATGACATTTACACTCGAGAATTGCTTTTCCATCGGCATTTGACAATCTGAACACCATACCGAGTGATTAGAATAGACGCTAAATTCCTGTTCAAGAGTAATGCCACATTTTAGGCATTTAAATTCATAAGTCGGCAATTGGCACTTCCATATCTTGATGCCCTGTGAATACCCGACGGGTAATTATCGCATTACCAGCAGCTATTTCGCAGACTCGGCACTTAACCGATTTCATTTTATAGTTACCGCAAGCGTCGCAACGGCAGATATCGTCTTCTTTACTAACTACCCGTTCGGCTGGATAGATGATCCGTTGGTCGAAGCACCCTTGGCACTCCACTAACCAGACTTCCGCCGGAGCTTCTGGGATATCCGGGCAGTCATAAGTTCGGAGCAATCTCTGAGGCCTAACGCCTTTGCATTGTCCGCACTTAAACGGATGGATATCAAGATTCATCGTCTATGCAATCCTCACAATAGAGACCAGATTCCTTATCAATTTCCTCATTAACACTCCGATAAAAGAGAATCGCTAAGGTTTCTGAATCTTCTCTGAAGCATTGACGACACTTCATTTCTTAAACACCCACTTACCGGCTTCGTCAATCTTCATCCATTTAGCCGGGCATTGGTCGTCTCTATTACGGCTAGGGCAAACCCAACCGCGATAATCTTTACCCTCTTTGTTGCCAGTCTTTAGCACCATAACGCCGTGGTTACAGATTGGCGCTTCATCAACTATCTCAGCGCCTAGCGTTTCGACTAAGTGTTCTATGTTGTGATGAATTGGCTCAGGATCATCAGGTCGCTGTTCTTTGACGAAATCGGCTAACGCTTTTGACGTTGTTTGGATTGGCTTTTGATGACTCTGATAAGGCTTTGTTCCAGTTGGCTTAGCCAAGTATCCTGCAAGTTGAAGAGCTCTTTGCAAGCTGCCAGTCTCCGCAAGTTCCAAGGCATACTGCTTTGATTTGGACTCTGACGAAAGACCCGTCGTCCAAGGATTAGCATCAACTTCAGTTCTAAATAGTTCCGTTTTGACGATATAGACATCACATTCCTTTGCTAATGACTCAGCGAGGACGTGAGTCTTAATTCGGTAATCAGGATGCGCCTTTGTGAATTCTGCAAAGCGTTCCCATACACCTACATAATTATCTAGGTAATTCGACATTTAATTGCTCCCTTGTTACTACTTCTCTTAGACCATCTAAGAGCTGTTGTTTTAATGAATAGAACGAGCCATCCGGCCAGTTCTGAATATAAGCAGCGCAGTCCAAGCAATAGAATCTAACTTGGTTAGCGCGTTTAGGGTTTTGTGATACTGCTTTCCAATAAGCCGGTGTTTGCGCCTTTGGATGGAATTCGCCTTTATGGCTTCCCCATCTCTGCTTGCAATAATCGCACCATTGGCGAGGATTTGTATTACGAAGTAAAGTCAACGTCATCCCAATCGGTAAATCGAAGTTGAGCGAAGATAGCGGAATATCCAAGTAAGTCGAGATACGAATCTTCGCGTCCCGGACTTTCCATTGATCTAGAGAGTTTCGTCGCAATAAACACCAATGCCAGTTCAGATGGGTCTCTGAGCTGAATACCGAGGGCTCGGCAGACTTTGTAAATGCGTAGTAAGTTGTGTCTCGGATCACCATACTCGAAACCTCGGTCTCCCAAGATATCTCGAGCTTCTTCAAACCACTCACTTATTGAACGATCTATTAGATTCTCGTCCATCCTTTAATCCTCTCTCATAACCCTTATGGAACGCTCTATCTTCTCGGCCCTCTATTTTGTAGGCCTGATAAACGATAAACGCGGTTAATGCGTAAATAACGAAATTACTAAGCGACATCTGCACTCACCCCGAATCTGTCTAACCAGTAGTCCGAGATTTCTTTGCGCGATAATCGTCCGCGCTGTGACTTGCGGCCTAGATGCTCCAGCGCATACCGCCGGATAAGTTGGCCTTTAACGAAATTAGTCCCATCCGTCCAAGCTCCCGATTGGGAATCAAAGCGAATTAGGTGGACTTTATTTATCACTAATGCTCCCGTTCTGTAAACGCTAAATGCATTTACGGGAGAATAATTGCAATTAAAATCTATTTAGACAAGTAAGAGCCGGGAGTGTCGCAGCTCTAAATACCCTACGTATTTAGTAATCTTCTTAGCCCCTGCAAAATCGGTCTTATCTGGAAGGCTCTGTAAAACCCACTCAGGCTCGTTTATAGCCCCTAAATCGAACTCATAGACACCTTTAGGTGTTGAGTTAATATAGAGCGTCCTAGCGCCCGTTCTAGCCCTTATTTCGGCCAAGTAATCCCACTTCTTACGCTCTATCATTAAAGTCGGATAGTGCGTCCTACGGCATTTGAGCTCGATATAGGCTTCGCCGGTTATGCCGTCGGCTCGGTCGGTCGCTGAGAGAGGCGTAAGGTCTGGAAACTCGGCCTTAAGCGCCTCGAATAATTCGACCTCTCGAAAGTAAATTAGATATCTTCCTCGCCGTCTTCCCAACCGATTTTCTTAATTGGGTCGGCTGGATCTATAAACCAATCCGGCCAAGAGTCGCGCTCCATAGCAAAAGCCAAAGCAAAGTCGGCCTTCCAACCAGCAGCTAAAGCTGCGTCGTAAATGGCTTTAGACTCGATAAATCGTTGCTCGAGTTTAGTAGGGAAAGGGTTGGCTACTGTTTTAGGCCGTCTAACTTTGCGCTTTGCTGGCGCTTTCTTAGCGACGCGCTTTCTTTGGGCCATTTACTATCCTTTCCTTTAAAGCTAGTTCAATGGTGGATTCTAACTTATCGAGTCGCGAAATTAGCGGAAGGTTCTCAAGTTTTATTATGTAGCGAAGTCCGGCTATGAGTAAGCCAATAGATCCGAGAACTGAGGCTATGAAAGCCGCGGCGTTATTTGCGTCCATATTGCTTGGAGTTCTTATCAGCCCATCGAGCAGCCGGAGCGGTGATTGCACCAATAAGGACTGCGTATTCTGGAGCGGTGTCTAGTAATAGTGCGATTCCCATAGTTACGCCGGAAGCTGCAACTGCTAAGCAGTAATCCTTAAATGCTTCCTTGAACTCTGGTGTCTTTAACTTGGCTACTAAGTCTTTCATTGCACTCCTTCTAGGTTGATCCAGCTTCTATCTTGGTCTCCCGATGGATTGAAACTTATATGGATGTGCGACTTGTGAGGGTTTGACCCTTTGTATTTGCGCCACTTCCATCTGAGGATAGATGACGCAATCCGCCCATCATAGATAACATATTTGAAACGCTTGTCTTTTTTTGCACATTTACGAATTTTCTCGGCGAGCGCGTGAGCTTCTTCAGGATGCGCGTTAAGATTGGCATCTATATCGAGTGCTCTGACGATTCCATTAACCGGGATATGGTCTGAGTTGCCTTTAGCGAGATGACGAGAATCAGCAATCCAACCATCACTACGCCTATCGCGACCCGGATAATCATCGTCTATCTGTTCGCGTAATTGGATGCCTACTTGGCAGAGTTTTGCCATTAGCCTAGAAGCAGTTTGGCTTCATCTTCGGTAATGCCTAAGCGTTCAAGAAGGGCGGCTTTTGCGTCGGCTTGTGCTTGCGCGTTTGCAATTCTATCGGCTTCGGCTTTTTCTAATTCTGCTCGTTCCGCTCTTTCCTGTGCAGTTTCTTCTCGTTCAATAATAGATTCTTCACCGGTAGAAGCATCAAAAATTTTCTCAATAATTTTCATCGCTTATCCTAACTTGCACTCGTATAAACATAAACAGTTCCATTATCAAAATTTCCAGTATTGGTTAAAACGGAAATGCTACTTATTGCGCTAGTTGAATTGTAATACCCCCAACCAAAATAATTTCTTTGGTTTCCGCCAGCAGCAAAATTGCCACCGGTGCCCAAAAAATTAACCATTTTGACTCCGCTTGTCGCAGTCGCATTTTGTATAAATGCAGAACCACTTACCCGCCCAGCCGCATCGTTTTCTATTCTACCCAAAATAAATCTATCACCGGCGGCACCACTATATAGACCAAGTTGGTCGTATTGACTACCAGTTGCTTCATTGTAGCCACCAAAAGGATAATAGTTTCCGCCACTATCGCTATTGAATCTGACACTAATCGTTGCTCCAGCATTTGCTGAGCTTGCTTCAAAAACAAAAATCATAATTTTATCTTGTGCAGAAATTCCGGAAACAGTTATTGTGGTTGCGCCTGTAAGTGCTGTGCCACCTGAGTTTAATAATGTCCAAGTTGAACCGCCGCCACTTGCAGTTGCCCAAGTCGGCACACCACCTGCGGAAACTGTCAAAACTTGCCCAGTGCTTCCAATTCCCAACCTTGCAGGAGTTGATGCGCTTGATGCGTAGATGGTGTCACCAGTTGTTGTTAAAAGTGCATTCTGAATTGCGTTCGAGTCATCTTGAGCGACCCAAGTAAAATCTAAATCTGTATTAGAGGTTTTACTTAATACCTGTCCAGTCGTTCCACCTTTTAGATCAACAAAAGCTGTATCGATGGAATTACCAAGCGATCTAATTGCGCTAGCACCGTCTTTAACTAAATCGGTATCCGCTGGTGTCGGAAAATTAAAATTCGTCGTATTTGGCATTAAGTAGGTCTCCTTTAGCTGACTATTGTAGCGTCGAGCCAAGTCAAGCTTGGCGAAATTGTATTCCAAGTCTCCGTCGCTGGGACGTTATTCCAGCGGAAGGCTTGGAGTGAATATGAAATTGGGGAAACGTTCATTGTGAGTCTTAGTCGGTTATATGAGGCGCTCCAAGTCCATCCCTCGACGAATCCTTGGAATTCTCCGTTAACCATATTGGTCGGCAAGTTTTGAATATTGAGCGGTAGGCCCATAAAGACATTTAGAAGTGCGTCTCGATCTGTGTGGTCAATTTCCGGACTATGAACCTCGAAGGTTATGGACTTCATCAAGTATTGCGGATAGGCCCGAATCCCTAAATAGAACGCAGCTTGAGAAGTAGCATCGCCAGCGTTCTTGAGAGTCGTATTTACCGTAGCAGCCAACTGACCATAATCGGTAATAGAAGTCGCATCGCTAGCGGTATAAGAGCTATTACCGGAACTGGTGTAAGTGATGGTGATTGAGTTGCGAACGTCTCCGGCTCGCTTAACAATATTGAGACCCGGCCCGATTGCTTGGTTGCCATCTAAGTCAATATATCCGTTAGCAACTAGATATTCGCCTCGGTGAGTGCTATCGGCATAACCAATTCGACCCTGCGCGTCTTCATAAATATAGCCAAGACCGGAAGTCGCTAGTCGGCTAACTAAAGAATAAACATCACTTAGAACGCCATTTTGGCTGTCTAAGTCATAATCACCCGGGCGGTCTATTTCCCCTAATCCTGAGTTTTGAGCATTTGCCCAAGTAATCGTCGGATCATAAGTAGCCCAAGTTGTAGCTGCTGGAACTTCACTCCAAGTATCAAAGAGAACTCCAGAGAGAATTGAATAAATCTGGTCGCCGTCTTGGTCACTTGCAATATTGCCTTCATAAGTAGCTCTAGCCAATCGAGCTAACGCCCCGACGGCTGTTATATTGATTCGTTGGCTTAAGGCGGTAGATCCGCTGCTGGCTACTTCAATTCCTAAATCAGATATAAAGCCACCGAATAAATAAACATAAACCCCAGCCGAATTTTTAACTTCAACGGTTAGTGGCATATTGATTTCATAAGCCACCGAAGATTCGTTTGTCTCTAATAATGATAATTGGCAATAGCCAGCTTGAGGCTGAGCATAGATATCAGTCCGACCGCTGGTAATTGTTAAACCGGCAAGGGTAGCGCCGGTTACTGTGTAGCCGTTTACCTTTACGCGGTATTGAGGATTCCAAAGCGTCATAATCCAACTAACGCGCTAGCTCCGCCGGCCTGTCTTCTTTCAACGCTATTGAGCGCATCAACGACCGCTCGGGTAAATCCGTTCTCATCTATGATGCTTGGAGCATTCACAACGACGGTTACTCCGCCTGAATATTCGCCTCGGCTGACTGCACCCATAGGTGCAACGGTAGGCGCTGGCTCACCAGTAAGTAATCGCATTAACTCATTAACTTTGGCAAAGTCCGCTTCAATTTGTGCAAGCGCTTTAGAAGCTGCAGAACCGCCTTTACCGCCTTTAGATGATCCTGATACTGAAGAACTCAATCCTGAAATTGAAGAACCTAATCCGCCGACTATTGCGCTTAATGCTCCGCCGGTTGATGTAGCACCTGCGGTTACTCGTTGCATACCTACCCCACCTGAAGAAGTTGCAAAGGATGGAAGCTGAATATTGCCAACGTTATTTAAAAATGGGATTGCGTTGTAGGCGTTTATTAAAGTGTTAATTGCGTCAACGGCTGTTCTAACTAATGATTTTATTCCATCAACAACATTTCCAATAATGTTAATAACTGAGCCTACGGCTTTACCAGTATTTTCAATAGCCCTAACTAAAGTAAACTCGAATAAAGGAACTAAGTAATCTTTGGTAAATTGCCATAGATCCATAATGGCTTCTTTGTTATCCTCAAAAGCCTTTTGAATAGGCGCTAACGCCTTATCTTTAGCTTCAATTAACATCGGGATAAATCTGTTCATTATGTAATCAAGAAACGCCTTAACCGCTGGCAATAATGCAGCGCCTACGGATTCTTTTGCTTCATCAAAACCAATCCGTAATCTTTGTATCTGGCCTTCCAAAGTGTTGGCTTGAGCAGTAGCAGCACCGCCGAAAGTTTCGGCTAATTGCTTCATTGTGCCGTCTAAGCCAAGAGACTTCATTTCGGCAGTTGATAGGCCAATACCTAAACGAGCAAGAGCGCCGGTGTTACCTTCGTAGGCTTTACCTAATGCGTTAGATACTGCTTCAACTGATTTACCAGTAGCCGCGCTAATATCAAGAGCTAATCTAAGTCCGTCTTGCGCTTCGCTTAGGTCTCCGGTTGCTGTTGCTAATCTCTGGAACGCTGGACGCAGTTGATCGTCGGCTACGCCAAAGGCTAAAGACATTTGGCCGATTTGTTTCTCGACTGCGCTGATTTGTGAGTTAGTAGCGTTTGTTACGTTCTTAAGCGCATTGGCTAACCGAATCTGTGCTGCTTCATCTTCGATGGCTGCTTTAACGCCATCAACGGCTAACTTACCGGCGTAGGCTACGGCTGCTGCCGCAGCTGCGGCAAAAGCGGCTGCGGCCATCTTGCCGAACTTCTCCATCTTGCCACCGAAACCCTCGACCTGAGTTTCGGACTTCTTCATATCCGCGACGAATTGCTTAGTCTCGGCAAGGATTTCTAACTTAAGCGTTCTATAATCTCTAGCCATTAGTTAGCCCACCTTTTGACAATATCGTCTGCAACTGCTTCCCACTTCTTAGTTAATTCAGGCTGAATCTCGCGAAGGGTTGGATAAATAAACCAGCCTCGAGAGCCTCGACCAACTCTGCCGGAGTAACTTGGGAATTGTTTATAACGATTAGATCCGAATTCAAGACCTGCCCAGAGTTTTTGTGTATTGCCACCGCCAGATAAACGCTGAGAGGCGAAACCGATGTCAATTCGCCCGGTCTTGGACGACTTTGAGACTTTAGCTCCGTCGGCAACGCGTCTAACTGCTCCAGCCGCTTTAGTGCGACGATAAGCAGCCGACTGTATTTCCTTCGTAGCATATTCCGCCAGCGTTCCGGCAATTCGTTTAGATTCCTCAACTGCATCATCTCCCATAAGCGAGAACGCCTTAGCGAGTTGGCGAAGTTCGCGCTGTGAATATGCGCTAAGACCTTCCTCGCTCACTTCGCTCCTTTAAGAATTCAATCGCGGTTAATACATCTTCCAAGTTATCCCAATTATTCATCGGGATTCCGGTCGCTATTGCCAACTCAATTAAGAGTCGGTTTAGGCTTCCGGCTGGATGGCTTTTGGGTCTTCAGGGTCTCCGAGGATTAATTCATCAACCGTAAGTTCCCATACTTCGTAACTCTTAGTTGGCTTACCTGCTGAACTTCTAACGTAAGCTGCGTGAGCCAAGAATAAGAAGTCGGTCTGCTGATATTCCTTTATATCGGTCATCTTGTAGATTGACTTCCCGGTCTTGCGTTCCCACTTAGCCCACTCTGGAAGTCCAGCGGTATAAGTCTCGAGTTCGCCGTTCGTGTATTTAATTGTTAGTTGTAATTTCATTGCTCCCGATGCTCCGATCTATTTTAACTAAAGGTCTCTGTTGGTGTGCCGATTACTGTCATTGTCCAAGTATCGGTGAGTGCTCCGGGAGCAGCTCCGCCAGCGCTTGGGAAGATTGGTAATACGGTGAAAGCGAATACTGCACCGGTTACGGCAGTAAAGCTAACGTTAAGTGCTGTGTTAGGTGCTGATTCTGCATCTGCCCACATTGCCTCGAACAAGGATGAAGCTGCGCCCCAATCCTGCAATAGTTCGATTGTGAATGTCCATTGCTTATCAACGGATTTATATGCGCGACCATCGAGAGTCTGATAAGTCTCGATTATGGTTTCGCAGGAAAGAGTCGCGGAAGTCGCCTGAGCATCGTAGGACGCAGAGTCCAACGTGAAAGTGACGTCGCGACCGGTAATTACTGTCGTTGCCATTTTTCTCCTTAAGAAGTTTGCTCGTAGCGGACGCTCAAGCGAATATCGGAGACTAATAGGTTAGTCGTTCCGACTTGAGTAACCGTTGGTCTTTCGACCGTTGATAACTCATACTTAGAGCCATTTAAAGCCCCAAGAATACTAATTACCAGTTTCTCGAGATTGTCGAGTGATGCTGGATTTGATAGGTAAGCAACTGCAGCGCTAATTGTGTAATTCAATTTAACGCGAGTTGTGCTTTTGCCAATTAACTCTAATTCCATATAAGGCGAATCGGGAACTATAACGACCGCTGGAACAATAGGTGATTCAGGGACGTGATCGTAAACGTTAGCAGTAACGGAAGCCAAAGCCGTTTTAATTGCGCCTCTTACATCTCCTGAAATTGTGCTGGCTGGCATTATCCAACCATTGTTTCGGTATCAATATATGGGCCGAGTAATCCTGAAATTCTGTTAAATAGTGAGCGACCTAGACGATAGGGACTAACTGTAAAGTCAATTCCTTCTATTTGTCCGCCGGCTGCTGTTCTTGATTGGAATACTTCAACGGCTGTTGCCAAAACTGCAGACTCGACATTGGGATTACCGACATAGGTTGACGCTCCAGAGAGCGTAGCCTTTCCGGCTGGGATGATGTGTTTTTCAACCACATCTGCATTAGTAATAGCTGCGCTGAATACATATTGAGTCAATTCGTCGTCGGTAACTGTAACGGTGGCATTAAAAGGCGAACCGCAGCCAGTAACTATGACTGATTGGCCTACGCTAAATTCGTGAGGCGTTGCGGTTTCATAATAAGCAATATTATTTTCTAATTTAACTTTAGCGACGCTGGATGAATAAGTAACCAGCATTGGAAGGATGATATTTTCGCTAGTGTCAATAATGTCATCAAGATAAGCGTCTGAATATAGGGAAGACGATACGCCAAGGATAGTCCTCAATTCAGAAGCTAGAACTATCGTTGGCATATCGTTTTCCTTTCGAGTCAATAGGTGAGCGGCTAGCTCGGGAGCGGACTAGCCGTCACTTTTTTAGTGCTATTAAGCAACCATCCACTTGTAAGCGCCAGCTGCAACCTTTGTAGCGATTGCGCCGTAGCCGTAGTAAGCAACGCTTACCTGACCTGATGCGATTACGTTTGTCTCTAGGCGGAATCGTGAGGATTCGTACCAAGTGTAGGACTGTGGGTCAACGACGATCATTGTGCCATCGCCAACGCCTGAGCCTGTGGTTAGTGAGCGGTCTACGTATAGTGCTAGACCTGCAACGTTTCCGCGAACTGCGCCCGGTGCTAATGCGCCTTGTGCGTTCTGTGGTGTGATTGCGGTGAATAGTGGACGGTTTGAACCATCAACTAGACCCATAATTGCTCCCCATTGTTCTGGAGATACGATTAGATTTTGAGCGAATCCGAGAGTTCCCTTGTAGATGCTAACTGCTGCATCTGCTACGAAATCTTGGAGATTAGCAGCTGAGAGAGTGCGGTTTCCGCCATCTGTTGCGCCGGTAACTAGAGCTGAGCTTACTGCAGCATTTGTAGCCTTTGCGTAAGCGAACTCCATTTGACGAACGAGTTCAGCGAAGAACGCTGGCGAGCTTCTGTCCAATAGCTCTACGCTGAAGGTCTGCTGACCTGCATACTTCTTGACTGAAACGCTTAGATACGAGACGTTTTGATCTGTTTCTGATGGTGTTCCTGCTTCAGCCGTTTCTGCAACTGTTGGAACTTGAGTAATCTTTGGAATCTCAAAAGAGAGTCCTGCGTCTGGCAATGTGCCGCGAGAAATCGCATCGATTGATGGACGATCTGCATTTGATAGCGGATTGATTACTTCGACAAGCTGACGAGTTGGAACTAAACCAGCGTTATCGGTTGTATCAGCCGCTGCGCGGAGATACTGGATTGAGTCTTCGTCACCAAGAACTTTGGCGCGAATTGATGCCTCGAGATACTTCTCTTTTGAGAGTTCAATTCGAGGTGCGGTGAAGAACGCCGGACGTGGTGCGGCGGCTTCAACCTTGGCAGCCTCTACCGTTTCTTCTACGGCAGGAGCTGGAACGGTAGTGTCTGACACTTGTTCTCCTTCGGTTTTGATTTCCTCTGAATCGGTTGATTCAGAAACTTTATTTACGTCCGCTTCACTAGGAACTGTATTGTCCTCTGAAGCTGCAACGCGAGCCGAGCGAATTGCTGGCTCTGTCACTAGAGAGACTTCCTGGACTCGAGCTGCCTCGATAACCATAACTCCGTCTTTCTGTGAAAACTTATCTACGAAAACTCCTACTGAGAATCCGTCACGTAGTCCGTCGCTGGCTTCTACTAGCGCGTCCTCTCCTGCCATTGTGTTAGCCACGCGAAAAGTCGCGTCGACACCCTCTCCAGTAACCTCATAAGACGTTAACTTTCCAATAGGGCGAGTATGGTCGTGCTCTAGCAAAAGTTTTGCTGTCTTGTTAAAAGTGAGTGACTCTGGTGCGAACATAGTAGCTCCAGCTGAAGTATTACCAGCTTCGTTCCAGGTAACGATTCGACCTTTTAACTCGCGATTATCTTGATTAGCTGTAAGAGTTGAAACGCTGAAGTTAATTTTCATCGAATCAAGTCCTCCTCTTGTTGAATTTGTTCGACGCTCATAGCACCGATACGGTTTAGGATTTCATATACCTGAGCTCGCTCTAAAGGATTTCCGCGTAGGAAATCATCTAGGTCGAAGCGAGTTTCTACTAGCGAGCTAGAGAAATCCGGCATAGAAAGTCTTTGTTCGATAGCTGTCATTACTGGACGTAAACCAAAATCTACTAAAGCTTTACGTTCGTTAATGGCATTAGAGTAAGTCATAGAATTAGGCTCAGCGGAAAGGAAAAACGCTGGAATCCCTGCTAAACGTGCAATTTCTAAAGCTACGTATTGACGAGCGTCGTTTAATTGCATACGAGCAGGGTCTAATCCTACTTCCTTTAAATCTACGTCGGCATTTAAATAAGCTGTAGCGTTTTTCTTATAGCGATTAGCGTTCCATGCGTCTAATAACTTTGAAATACGTTCCTTAGTTAAATTAGTGCCAGTAGATTTAAGAACCATTTGCGGAGTTGGATATTCTGCAAATGATTTAGCTGCGTCCTCGAGTGCGATAGCTGCCCGGATAGTGCGAGCTCCGCAGGATAGAAGTCCGTCCTCTAAGCCATAAAAAGCTTGAATAGAACCG